GGAAGTGTGTCTGGATAGTAACAAATTGGTACCCATCGATAATTTATTGCTGCAGAGGTTGCCTGAGTAACTGAGGCTCCATCAATGCTGATAGGACTTGCCGTGGTCGTGTCCGGCTTGATGGCTGCTCCAAAAGGGAGGATAGGTAAGATAAGAATGCTTGCAGAGCCGTTGACGATGAAGTCTTGAGCAGCTCTATGGTCGAAGACAAGCTTCCTAATTGCGTTTGAGTCCGGTAAGCCCATTGAAGGCCCTGAATTAAAAGGATCAAGGCGGCAACGAGCATAAGGAATGTCCAAAATCGCTTTATTACCCATATCGGGCCGAGACACGCCGCGCGCGTTACTAGTGAGAGTGTTCTGTACACTAGCAAGAGTATTAGGGCGGCGAGCAGCTTGATTGCTGCCGCCATTCGCGCGAGCTTTGTCTCTGCGGCGGCGAACGGGAGCTCGGGACTTAGTTTTCTTGGTGGCATATTTTCCGGGCATGTAAATGAGTGTGTTATAAACAAGGAAGATAGGCTAATTTAAATGAAAGTTTTTGTATTTTTCTATATATTTTTGGAGTAAAGTTTTGTGAATTGGGTTTTTCACTAGAATACCAGCCAAATCTCTTTCAATGACTAATTGTTCCGAGACTGGAACATCAAAAGCTAACTCAAAATCGGATCTAGCAGTATCAGAAATAGGTTGTATGGTGATTTCCTTCATGCTATTCAATCTGGCTGGTACTTTATCTACTGACCCTAGTGGACTACTATGTATATTGTTAGATAACGTTGCCAAGAAAAACGATTGTAAAATCGGAACTCCGGCATGTACAGCTAACTCGCATAAGCTCGATCCAGCCAAGAATCTGGACGCGCATCTACGAAATTTGCTGTTTGCATAACAGAATCTACTTATTGTTCTGTATGGATTCTTAATCATTCGCCAGCAATTGTCAATCCTAACAGGACTTGCTTGGCAAAACTTTATTTGCTGGAATATAGAAGTTGCTATTTCTAGCTCTGTTTCCATTCCGAACTCTCTAAAGAATTTTAGATCTGGTAATCTATCATAATCTTCGCGCTCTATGATGATTATACTATCGTCACCATTTACATGGATGCGAGCATTTACTATGCCAACAGAGTATAACCAACATACGATCATAATGTAGTTAGTTAAAGTATTACCACTACTAGTCGTATATTCACCTGATAATCTTTTGCCTTCGACTTTATATCTAACTCCTCCGTGTGTTATTACCGAGTTTCGCAG